TGTTGGAATTGTACCATGACCTGTATGATTTTGATACGCTTTACCACTAGAATTAACCCAGTGACCTTGACCCATTTGTGTAGTTTTAGTACTTGTGTATAAACCACTACCACTTACTGTAGTATGCAGATTAGTTAAATCAAATACCTTACTTACTGTCTTACGTACTTCCTGTGGTGGTGTAACAGGTGGGTTAGGATTAGGATTAGGACTAGGTGTTTCACCTCCACCTGGGTCTGTGCTACCTCCACTACCTGCTGAAGGCACATATAAACTATCTTTACCTGTAGAAGTATTTGGTGAAGTGTAATTATGTAACGCCACAAAAGATAAAGAATCTAATTCATTAATATTCTTAGGGTTTATTCTGTAACCCCCATAATACATTACACCATTTATACCTGCTAAACGTCTTGTACAGTTACCTATATTATTTTGGTCATGTATTGTAAACATGTCTTTACCATAATATTGGTTTTCATATTGTGCCACATCGCAGTTATTAACGAATATGACACCACCATTTTTTATTAAAGCAAACGTGTCTATAAATGTTGTATCCGTTATCTTTTTACTACGTATACCTCTTACCTGTATTGTGGCATTATCTGCTATTAATAAAGCGTTACATCCTTTAGGACTATCTAATACTGCTCCCACATCACTTAAATGATTATATCTTTGCCCCTCTATTTGTAATACTACTGTATTGTTACATGCTTTTATTGCATACTGACCTTTAACTTCTTTACTAAAATCTAATATTATCTTTCCATTACCTATTAACCCTTCAAATACTGGTTTGTCTAAATTGTAATAATCGCCATTTTCAATTTTTACTGTAACATCTCTATCTAAGTAACACCCAAAAGATTTAATATAGTTAGCAATATCCTCTATACTATCAGCTTTATTTGAAGTATTACGTCCTGTCCCGTCACCTGTTGCATTAGGGGATACATATAAAGTACTTGGTACTTCCTTTGTCACACGTAATAATTGTAATGTTTCCCAATTTATATCTTTTGCTGTAACACTTTGAAAAACGGAGTCAAAATCAGAACCAATTTTTATTAAAATATTCCCGTCATTGTCTACAAATTTAATACCTTCTGTATCTATAAATATACTCCCTACTTTTTCTAATGTTGTTGTATCTATTAAATCTGTTTGAAATTTTCTTGTCCCAAATTCTTCTAATTGCTGTTGTACTGCTTTTATTTGTTCTTTTAATCCCCCAGTAATATTTACGGGTGGTTTAGTAGAACCCATACCTATGTATAAATCTAGGGTATCTACTGAAAATCCAGGTTCTGCTACTGACATACGCTTTGGTACATCTCTAGCAAATCCATGTTTAAATTGTATCTGACCTTTTCGTGTTCTGTTACCTGTAGTCATATACTTTCACCTCCATATTTTTATTATACTATATCTTTCCTATTATTAAAATAACAGGGCATTACGCCCTGTTATTATTGTATTACATCACGTCTTAAAATGTCATCTACCCTTATTACAATATAACTAAGTAAAAACCATAACACACTAAACAACAAACTAACTTGACCTAATATATTAAATCGTAAATTACTGTAATCCCATATATGTAATCCCAATTTTATATTAAGTATGTAACCTGTAACAAATTCAATGAATGTAACAATAACACTACCTAATAACATCTGTAATAAAATTGGCATTTTAGGAGTAACTTCATTGATTAAACCTATTAGTAATCCACATAAACCTCCTACAAAGAACATAGATGTTGCACTATGCCCTCTGTAAAAGACTTCTAAGAATACATAAGAAACGCCAAAGATAAAGAATATTACAGAGTTCTTATAAAGTGTGTGTTTCCAACCATTTTTTAACTTGTTCATCTGTATATTCCACATTTACACTTAACACTTCTTCCTGTGTTACACAGTCATTTATTGTTACTTCCATTGTTTGCTGTAATGAAACAAGAGGTGTTACGTAAGCATCTATTTCCATAGATAGTCTTTGTAACTGTGACAGTTCCCAACTCTCACATATGTCACCTGTGTCATTCCATGTTAGGTTATAAGGCATACCTGTTTGTGCATACATAGTTGCCATTAAAACTTTACTTGTTAGTTGTTGCTGTTTTTCTGCTGTTACATTATAGTATCGTCCTTCCTCATACTTACACTTACTAAATAAAGGATTTTCGGCTAAATAATTAGCCAAGTTTTTCTTGCTTAATGCAATTTGGTTCTTTTTAAGGGTAACCAAAGGGTCGGGTGTTTCACTTGGTTCTTCCACAGGTGGTACATATGTTGCATCATCTACCTCTGTAAAATCTTCTCCATTATCGTTTATGCCTAATATCACTTCACTTTCAAGCACCACACCATTTAATACCAACTTTTTACCTTCTTCGGGAACTAAGTATCTTAACTTTCCTTCTTGCACTATGTGCATACGTATCACCCCCTATACAATAGTCCAACCTTTAGCTGTTATTTCTGCTTTTTGTTCATTTGTAAGTCTATTTTTTGAGGTTGTACCTAAATATAATTTGGCACTTTCCACTTTCTCTAACAAAGGTATTAAAGCAGTTAATGCTTTTGTAGAAATTGTTGCCTTAGCAAAACATAAATCGTGTGAGGCTGTTCCATGCCAAGTAGGGTTTATATCAGCAGAATAAAATAGCTGATTTCCACTACCTTCCCATATTGTATTTAAATCATAATAATTTAAATTTACTGTACATTGATTATCCCTTAGCATGAATGCCCCTTTACATCTTGGTATTTTATCCCAATTTATATTTAAGTTTTTAAAATATACGCCATTTGCTGATGTATTATAAGAACCCAGCCATGACATATCTAATGTACCTTCTAGTGTTTCTTGAAATTGCATATTTAAAGTAGTAAGACCTGCTATAGCTCCTTGATAGTGTAAAAAATTGGTAAGTTTAGAGCCTAATATTTTTATTGTAAGTGTATGTTCTATTCCCGAACTTACATCATATTTTATTCCCTCTAACATTCTTTCACACTCCGTAACTTTTTTAGGAACTATTATAGTACTTGGTAACATTTCACCTCTACAACCTACATACATTTGATACATACTTGTAACAGCACAATTTGCATGTTTTTCTTCTGTAAAATGCCCTTCGGGTTCAACCAATATTAAATTCTTTGCACCACTATACATATGTCTTGTATTATATATATTAACTGGTATATACATACCTGTTATGTGTTTTCCTAAATATCCCATAAAAAATTTTTCAAAACTTACGGATTGTAAATTAGAATCTAATCCTTCTAAACTTAAATCTATAGTTACCTCTTTAAAAGCGTTATAACTTGTGCATATCCTAGAAAGGTTAGGTAATTTTTTGACTGTTTTTAAAGATGAGCAACCTGAAAGCATGTCACCTATGTTTACAGGGTTTAAATAACTTAAATCCCCTATACTCTCTAGTTTTGAACAGTTAAAAAACGCTCTATCAGCACTCTCTACCATATTAACATTACTAGAGTTTAAATATTGATACACCTCAGAAATAGGTCGGTTACCTGTAACATCACCTACACTTACTAAATTAGAGCACCCATAGTACATATAAGCTAAAAATATCCTCTCCCCACAAATTCTTCCGACATTACATATTGGAGCATCTGTTGGAAAAGTAATATTTATGTTACCTACACTTATTAAATCTTTGCTATCTCGAAACATTTCACTACTGCAATCAGAATCACCAGGTGTAGACACTTGTATTTCTATGTTTTGAACTTTTACTAATCCACTAGAGGATAAAAGTCCTCTTGTTCTTAAATAACCCTTAATTCTTAAATTCTTTAAATATTTTAAGTTTGAACCATACATTAATTTGTAGCTAAAATCTGTGTTAAAATTCATATTTAAAGGATACCAATTAGAGGGAATATTTACTGTTAGGTCTATAGCTTCTTCTTCTGTTTGTTCCTTTAATTTAGCATATTGAATTATGTCACGTAATTCCCAGGCATCTATAGTTCTTTTATTTACAGCTTCAACAAAATTCCAACCAATTATATTTGATTCCAATTTGTACATAGGTTTGTATATATATGTTGGTGTATTAACAAAGGCTTCCAAATCTTTAGGCATTACATAATTTAACTTTTTAGTATATGCGAACCCAAAATTAAGTGCCATTCCTGTAAATTCTGTGTAATCTACTGTGCAACCCACATAGGGTTCTTCAATATAAAATGCTCTAGGATAAGTTAATAATTGATACTCCTTACATTTTAAATCCATGTTACGTATTTGTATTTTATACTCGTTATACATATTTTTTGGTAGGACATGATAGTTTATAGCTTCCTCTATTCTATTTTCTACTAAACTCCACCCGTTTTGATATAAGTAAGCACAATTTAAATTCCATAGCCAACATGTATTTAATTTTAAGCCTTTTAAATCCCATGTATATGCTAATGTTCCTGTCGCATCTGTTACATCTGTTGGTTCTTCTGTATTATTAGGACACCATACTTTCCATAAGGTAGAACCACTACAAGCATTAGGCAATCTAGCATTACCTCCTAGTCCTTGTGTTGTTACACCATAGCTCTTACTACCAAAAGAAGAAGTTAATACCAAGTTATCTTTTCCAGCTTTATAGTGATGATTTTCAAAACTTATGTCATAGTCATTCTCTGAACCACTTGCCCCATGAAATTTATCATGCATGTCAAAGAAACTATCTGCCACTAAATCTGTTAGGGTACTTGGTACTAATACCTTGTATATATCACAACAACATAGAAATTTTACTTTTTCCAGTTTTGTGTTCGATAAATCTAAAGATTTTGCAGAAAAACTACCCATGTGATAAGTGTTAGGAGTTCCCGAATAATCATACTCTATACCATTACGCATGTTAGGTGAGTAACTTTTACGTTGGAAAGCTGTAAATATCAACTCAGTTATTCCTGTATTACTTAATTCTATAGTGCAATCCTTTTTAGCTAGTAAGTCACTAAGGTTCTTACCTCCGAAATCTGTACCCTTTGTATAATATACATCTTCTTTAGTGTTATTTACGCCTAATATCAATTTTTTCATATTAGGTATATTTTTTATAACAATAGAAGTAAATCCTTTATTGCAATCTTTCATTTCCCATTCTGTAAAGCCTAAACATGATGCATCTATATAAATATTTTGTACGCCATTTAAGAATTTACTATTATTGTATAAGTAATCCTTATATGTGTCACTGTAATTTCTATCGCCAAACATTATAACATTAGGACAGTTTACCAAACGTAGTTCATTACAACTATGTCCTTCTTCTAACCCTACTGTTTCAAGTTGAGGACAGTTGGCAAAAGAAACTGTTTGTATAGATTTAGGATACCACACTTCTTTTATATTACTACCATTAGGATTAAGTGTTATACCTTGTAATTGCGTATTTTGGCAATTTACATATTTCAAGTTACTACAATTTGAAACATCCAAGTTTTTAGTAGACTGTTCAGTTGACCCTAGAGTAGAACAATCTTTTAAATCCACATGCTGTAAATTAGTACATGTACTTAGTATAACATTCTTTAATTTTGAACTGTGACATTCCATTTTTGTAAGTCTTGTGGCATTAGATACATCTATTTTTACCAATTCTAAGTTTGATAAATCACCTAAAGACTTAACATAGTTTGCCCCGAAAATACGTATTTCTTGGTCTGTTGATGCCTGTACCTTAAACTCAAATCTTGTTACAGTATTTTTCTTAACCTCTTTTATTTGTATTGCAAGTGCATCATCTTCTTTACCTGTGTTACGCCATTTTATTTGGGCATACATATTATCAAACATTTCCAAATCTATATATGCTAACCCGTCTTTACCTGCACGTAACGAAATGAACTCACTTGTTGTAGTCCAATATTCCATATAAGTGTCTAGGAATAATAATCTAGCACGTAGCCATTCCATTACTTGTTGTTTACCTTGACCATGTAACACATCTAAATATAACGCTCCAAATTGTAAATATTTTGTTTCACAGTCGGAGTTATAATAAGTAGCTGGAATTAAATCCATTTGATTATCTATGATACATGAATAAAGATTATCCAAAGTTAAATATGTGTTACGCATTTTTACATATTCGGCTTGTATGTCTGCCCACATTAACTCCATTAATCTTGACCATAATCTTGAACTACTTGTGTTATATGTTCCAGCTTGTATTTTCATACTACTGTCTGTGTAATATAACATACCACTGTTGTCTAATCCCATTGTTGTGTCACAGTCATAAATTTGAGGATACCATGTTTTACCCATATCCCATGTTGCAAGTTTCATATTCTTACCTAGTGAATCGACTGCTCCCATTACAAGACAGTAAATTAAGTAACGTAACAGATATTCCTTATTGAAATACACATTGTTATTTATGTTTGTAACAAATTCTTCATCCGATGATTTATCTACGAATTTTACAAGGTCGATTATTTCATCCATTGTATCATTTCCAGCACGTCTTGTTGGTGGGTATAGACACATGAAATCCCTTTTGTAATAATCTATTTCGTTGCCTTCATGCTTAGTTTTGTCATATGTGATAAATGCTCCAGCTGTTGTGTCAGAGTTGGCAGACAATTCATATGCTAAACAGTTGTCACCTGTATACCCAAAACTTGCGTTACTATAACGGTCTGTATTAAAGTTATAAACCCCCATAAATTCATCATTGATGTAAAGTAACATAGGGAAACCTTGTACAGCATTTTGTACCTTGTCATCTTTTAATTGTGCTGGGTTCTTACTTGTGTACCAATATTTATTTATTAAGTTACCTATACCTACGTTACGTGCATGTGAACTTTCCATGTAGTCACATTTTAAACAGAATAAATATTCTTGCACACCATTAGGGTAAGGACTATAATAAAATTCCCTCAAGTCATCATCATATAGTTCCAAGTTATAGTTTTTTCTAATATAATCTAATGATGATGTACCTTGCCAGTACACTTTACAGTATTTCAATTCAAAAGGTTGACCATACTTTTCTGTATTAGTACTTCTATAGACTGCCCTCATTGTTATCTTATTTGTATTTGTCATATTCTCCACTTTATTTTCAACTTCGTCAGAATATAACCTCATAGTTGATAATGTATTGTTATTAAAGCAGAAGTTATATAAATCCTCTTGTTTTCTAAGGTCTTTTTCCTGTGCAATAACATTTTTAACTATTTCATCATTAGAAACCCTTCTCTCGTACACTCTTATGTCATAAATAGTACAGTTACCTATGTTATCTAAATTCTTGTCACATCCTACATAAATCTTTCCGTTATGTGCGAAACTTTCAAGTACTGTAGCTGTACCACTACCACTGTCAGTAAGTTTAAATGCAGATGTGATAATACCATTTACATAAATCTTCGCAAACTTATTTTGTCTATCTATTTGTAACGAAACCGTTGTACGTTCTTCGGGTGTAATATACACTTTTGCTTCCTGTGAAATAGAATTTAGTTTTGCTTCTGTAAGTGCAACATGGAAACCTTTTTTAGTATCAGTATCTCTACATTCCAAAACTCTAGCATCATGAATACCTATGTCAGTAGCTTTAAAATCTATTTCCACTGTTAAACTGTAAGGTGCATTTTCTGCCATACAAGCATAATCTATTTCAGCATATGCTCCACCATTACATACTAATGTTCCGTCTATCCAACCATTTGTTTCAAAGTTGAACCCATGTAACGTAGTAGTTATTTGACTTGTACCATTATCATAAATAAATTGCTCTTTGTCATCATCTTGGTTTGTTCTATTTGCACATCTCATTTGATAACGTAACCCGTCAGTATTTATTTGTAACGGAGTGTAATCCCCAGCTTCTACAACAAAAGTACCTTCTAGTGAAACAGTATCTGCACCTAAAGTACAATCTATTTTATAACTGTGGCTACCTAGTGTCATATCATTTAGCGTCCAAGCATAACTACCTCTTTTACTTGTTAGCGTTTTATTTACTTTCCCGTCAAGTGTCAGTACAAGTGTAATAGCTGTATCATCCTTGTACGAAATACGATAATCTATTACAACTGGAACACCTAGTGTACACTTTGGATTTTCGCCAAAGGTAGATGAAATGTATAAACTGTCAGAGTTGATAATTACCAAGTTAAAGCTATATGTTTCAGATATAAATTGCCCACTTATCGCTCTTACTGTTACAGCATGTATACCTACTGTTAGGTTTTTAAAGTAGTATTCATTATATCCATTTTTACAAGCTACACTTGATTTATTGTTATCTACTGTTACCTCTAATTGTACGTCCTCTTGGTCTGTATCTATATTGTAACGCATTAATACATCCTTATCTGCTGGGTAATCTGCATAATAATCAAAATCTAATGTTAAACTAACACCACCATTTATGATGTTATATGTTATTTCATTGGATACCAAGTTTGCTCTATCTTTGACATATATTACAACCTTATTACGTAAATCTTTTAATGCCCCAATATTTATACTGTTAGACCCTTGTTTAACTGTAAAACTGTTAACTTCCTTATTGTTAACGAGTAACACTAATGAACCTTGACCTAAATTGGGTGAACTAAAGAATACATTTAATACTATTTCTTGGCCTTTAGGTACAACTTGACTCAATTCGTCTGTAGTGGATATTGTAGGCATTACAGTACCTCCACCACCTGTACCTCCACCCCCTCCACCATTAACTTTTAACCAATCAACAGCTTCGGAAAGGTTTTCAATTTTACCTGTATGGTCTTGTAATGTTATACCTTGTGCGTCACGTTCTCCAGCTAATTCTGCTAATGCTCCTTCAACGTTGTTACTCTCAAAGAGTTCAGCCGAATCCTTTACAGGGATTCGACTGGCTGGAGTGTCTGACACGTATTGTTTTTTCTTATCATCCCAAACATACATATCGTGAACACCTCCTAAAATTATTTATTTCTGTCAGCGTAGTTTATTGTTAGGGTATCGAACACTTCCTCTGTTACTTTAGATAAATCCTCATTAACAATAGTGTTCTTATATTCATCATAAGTTACTATACCTTTTATTGCAATAGCTTTATATTCTATTTTGTCTTTTGTTATGTTTAAAGTACAGTAACATGGGTTCGTAGGGGATGACTGTTGAGCAATCCACCACGGCTGTCTATTACCATTGTCATGTTTTGTTCCTTGAATACTAGAATGTAATGTAATAGGTTTTTCTTTACCAGTTAATTTAAACCCACATGCTTGATTAAGTATATAGACTGTTCCATTTGCTATGTCTTCTACTCTGTTTATTTCTGTTACTCCGTCTGCTTTAAATTCATCTACTATTGTTGGTTCTGTTTTACCTGATTTTATTACGTAATCGTTATAAGCTGGACTTTTATTATAATCAAATCCTGTATATAACGCTTTACTTCTACTGTAAGCATGGTTATGACCACATAGGAATAAATCTACTTTATGCTTTTCTATTGTAGCTACCCAGCGTTGTAATCTTTTAGCACGTCCTACTGTGAATGGACTTAAATGTGCTATAAGTATAACCCAACGTGGTTTTGTTGTTCTAGCTCCCACTTCTGTTAAGTGAGTATCTAACCATTCTGCTTGTGCTTGTAAGTATGCATCAGTGTCAACGTAACCTCCTATACTTCCTTGACCATTCATGTACGTTTTATCTTCGTTACTGTTTAACACTACAAAATGAGTGTAACCTAAATCGAACCAATAAACACTGTTACTATGTTTATTTTCGTTTGTAATGTAATAGTTAAATGCGTCCGAGAATTTCTTAGCAATTAAGTCATTATTACCACAAGCTATTACATGTGGCATGTTACGTGTTATGTCCTTAGCATAATCGTAATAGTATTTCCATTCAAAAGTACGTGACGCATTTTGAGAAATATCACCTGTGTTTAAATGGAAGTCAAACTGTGACGCTTTAGGGTTTAGCACTTTACCAGCAATTCTCCAAACGTCATACTCACGTTCAGTCCAACTTTGTTGGTCAGTAGTCCATAACATATTTATTGGTGTAGCATCTGTAAACTGTTTCACCTCAAAAGTGAATATATCACTTGAACAACCTTCTGTACCAACTTGGTATTCATATTTACCCACTGGTATGTCATGTACTATTGCTCTATGCACAGTTGTGTCCCCGTCAACATGTGACGCTACTTCTGTTGTTGTTTCAACTCTAGTCCAAGTTGTTTCACCCTCTTTTCTATACTTCACAAAACCTTCCTTTGTTAAAGGTGTTTGGAAAGTGAAGGTACGTGTTGTTTCAGCGTTACCAAAACATATGTTTACCATTGAAGGTGTTGTAGCTGTTTGTTTAGGTTTGTCATAAAATTCATTCCAACGCCCGTCTTTTACACATCTTGGTCTATAAACATCCACGTTACATGTTAAGTAATTTATAGGTTCACAGTCGGCTTCATTGTTACCTTTTACTAAAGCGTTACTTCCTATATTTTTAGTTTTATCTAAAGATGCATTAGCGTAATCCACTCTATGCACAGCTGTATTTTTATCCATACAGTGTAGATAACGTGTTTCATACGCTACTACTGTTTCATCTGCATTTTTACCTCCACAGCCTAGTAAGTCTATGTAACGCCCATTAGTTGCTGTTACGTTTCCCAATGCATCTTTTGTTTGTCTTGTTGGATTATCTTCGGGAGTATCTGCACCTATACATAGGTAAACAGAGAAACCTTTATTAACAAGTTTTTTATCCCATGACATATCATAATCTGTTATGTTACATCTTACTCCGTCAGCATAAAAATCTTGGTGTTTACCACATCTTATCAAGAAGCTGTGTTTTGCTGGAACAATACCTTTTAGTGGTAGACTTTCCCATGCACCAGCTTTTGCTCTGTACCAAAGGTACACACCTTTTAGGTTTAAGTCATTGTCCCTAAAATTGTATAACTCTATGAATGAGTGTGACACAGGAGTTGTTTCTACACCTGTACCTCCACCATACATTTGGTTTATTACTAACCCGTCATATAAAGTGTTCTCACCTTCTTGAGCGTCTGCTCTAGTGTACACTTCTTCGGGTACAGCTCTTAATTCACCATTTACAACTTCTAAAATATATTTTACATTGTCATCCCCTAACACTCTAAGTGTATCATGTGACTTGTCAATTATACTTTGTATCGCAACCTTTTTTGTTACACCACCCGACATTACAGGTAAGTAATCAGAACCTGGAGTTAAACTTAATAATTCTGCTAATTTATCAATCGTTACAGTTGCCATATAATATCACCTCTCTTTATTATTATATCAAGGAAAGGGGTATCCCTTTCCTATAATTTTAGTTCGCAATATTTTTAATTACGAATTTAAAAAAGTTTTTATAGCGTTCATAGTTGTTTGTATTTCTGTGTTAGATAGTACCCTGTTATAAACTAGCACTACTTTGAAATAGGCTTTTGCTGTACCTATGTTACCTAGTAATGCAGGATAACTTCCTTGGCTAAACGCAGATGATAATACTACGTTTTTATTATTTACAGTGCTACCAGTAAACGCCATAGTATCAGTATCTACTCTTAAAGATTCCTTATTGTAACGTAATGCTATACAACCATTTATATTATAATTTTGTTCTGTTGTACTCAAGCTTATTGCACCTAATCTATTTCCACTAGCATCAGAATATGTTATTCCGTTGTTGTTCATACAAGCTAAATTAGCATTTTGCGATAATTTTTGTTTATTGGATAATATTGGATTTACAACATTACTAAAATCACCTGCTAATATAATAGTTTGTGATTCTCCAAAGTCATAGTAGTCACTAAATCCACCTAGAGTTAAGTGGTCTTTATAGTTTGCTCCTGCCCAATAGAAACTATCTCCGTCAAATTTCATATATGATGCTATATCTGTAGAGTTATTAGTTGCAACTTTCCAAGGTAACACAACGTTATCTATTTTATTCTTCCATGACGTACTTGACATACCATTTCTATCTAATTGAAGTGTTAATCCACTTGTTGTATGCCCTGTAAGTTGAACTGCTTCTTTTACTGTTATGGCACATTCTGCTTTTACATTTTCATTGGCACTTGAATATGCAGTTATAGTACAAACACCTTTAGTCTTACATGTAACAACACCATTAGCTACTGTAGCCACATCGGTATTACTTGATTTCCAAAGGATAGAATCCGTATGGTTGGCAGGTGTAGCTGTTGCTATAAGTGTACTGCTAGTTCCTTCATAAATTTCTAACGTATTTTTATTTAAGGATATAGCAGTAGAGTTTATATTTGTACTTTCTGCCACAGTTACATTAATAGTAGCTGTAACACCATTAGTTGCTCTAGCTGTTATTTTACAACTACCTGTACCTACAGGAGTTATTCTTGAACCATATACTGTTGCTACGCTAGTATTACTTGACTCGTAATTAACGTTGTTATCCCATGCTGTAGAAGGGTTAACTGTGTAATAAACATCAATTGGGTCATCACCCATATTAAATGATAAAGTATTTTGACTTAATGAAATAGATTGAACCTCTGTTTTTTCTGTAACTGATTTAGGAGCATAAACTCTAACCCAGTCTACTTCCATTTTCATTGAAGTACAGTCATCTGTAGGGTATCCTCCTGTAGAACCTACTGCCATATTTAATATAATGTACATAGGTCTATGCCATGATGTTACATCTGATATATTTTTTCTTCCAGTTTCAACACCGTCTATATATGCTATAATTGTTGTGTCTGTCCATTCTACAGCATATACATGATATTGTGACGCATCAATATTTTTAGTTCCAAATACCATATTTAAATTGCCTTTTCCGTCATCTTGATTATAGAAACCACCTTGACTAATTTCGCTATTAGTTCCCCTACCTTCGAACATATCTATTTCACCATTTTGCGCCCATTGAGTTCCCAAACTTTTTTTAACACCATGTACGTTTTCTCCTGTCGGATAATATGCACAAGTCCCAATCGTCCAAAAGGCTGGGAATGCACCAGATACTACGTCATATCTTAATTTTGCTTCTAATCTACCATACTTAAACCCTGCTAATCCACTTGTATCTATTCTACCACTACTCCATGTCCAGCCGTCAACATAGCCGTCTTTTTTTGCTTCTAGTATTAAATTACTATTCTCTAGTCTAACATTTTCAGTTCTACCTACTGTATATGCTTGTTGTTCACTACCCCCACTATTATGAGTAGCATATCTCCATTTAGTTGTATCAAGTGTAGCATCATCAAATTCGTCATGCCATACTAATAATCTATCTTTTAGTATTCCTTCTAAATTTGAAGTGTCATCTCCACCAGCAATACTTTCAGTTGTTACTGTTATGACAATATTTCCAATAACTCTAGGTATATTTATTGTACCATTTGAATATACATCATTTGTAACATCTGTACCATACATAGTTACTGTTACATTTTTTATCCTATAATTGCTATTAGCAGTTATAGTAGCATTATAAGGAGAATTTTCTTCTATAAAGGTTGCCGTATTACTGTTTCTAGCGTGTGATAAATTGTTTGTTATACTGTATTTCGTTGTAGGTGTAACAGAACCCTTACCTAATGGTATTGTTGCTATTACTATATTATTGTATTTTATTTTGTAATAATCCTCTGTTTGTTCAGTGCTAAATAAAGTTGGAATATCTCTAATTTGTGTACTAAGTTCTACTAATGCGCCTTTCAAAGTCTTATCTTTTGTTGCTATACCTTCTATTTCTAAAATTTGCACATCATTTAAAGTTTTATTAATTAAAGTTTCCAACTTGATTTTCTTAGTAACGCCTTTCTCATTAACCAAGGCATATGTGTCATTAGGGATTACATTTAAAATCTCTGTTAACTGGTCTATTGTTACCATTTCATTTGACATTTTTAATTCCTCCTATCTACTTATTTTAATAAACTGTTGTTTATCTGTTACAAGATATTTGCCGTCTGAAGTTGTTAATTTTTCACCTTCGGGAGTTGGTTCGGGATTTACTGAACCTCCTTGTGTAATCAAGTATACTCCTTCTTCTGTTACTAAATAAGTTCCGTCTTCTGTTACTAAAGCATTATCAACATCCCCTGGATTATCGGGATTAACTACTGTACCATGTTTTTTAATATATTCAACATCTTTTTGTAACGTTTTAACAATATCCATTACAGCGTCTACTTTTTTCGTATATGCTTTTAACATGTTTGCTATGTCATCCATAGTATACTGACCTTCTAACATTGGTACTTCATCATCTTCCCTAAACCATAACAGGTCTTTATTAGAAGGTTCTTCTACTTGTTTTACCCATGCTTTACCCCCATTGGTGTTTTCTTCCCACACAGGTGTTTCATTCATCTTTGCAGTATTTCTATATTCCTTATGTTCTAATAAACAAAACACTTTAAAACCTGGTGGATATAAAATATTGTTTACATTAGCTTTTAATACTTCCAAACTGTCACATAACTGTCTAGCATCTAAAGGTTTTCTACCCGAATATTCAAAGTTACTTCCTACTTGTGGCATCTAATCACCTCCTAAAAACTAAATGTAAATGTTATATCTGTTGCAGATGCTTTATCTTTTATAGTATAAACGTAATATGTTACACCCTTAATTGCCATTTCACTTTTTATAAAATCATTTTTATAGCTAAATCCATTTCCGTCTTTTATGTCACGTAACGTTCCATAGGATTTAGGGTAAGCATAAAACACCTTTTTATCATTATAAGTTAGTGTAACGGATTTATTACCTTTTGTTTGCACCAGTTTATTTTGAGAAGAAATAAAACTCTCTGATAATGCTCCACTATACACTCCATAATATATGGGTGATACAAAGTACACTGTGACACTGGCTGTCGCTGTAGCACCTTTATCATCTGTTACCTTTAATGTGAATGTCTTTGTACTATTTAAAGTTTGGGTATAGGTTGCTGTGTCATCCGTAGGTTGTACATCACAATCCGTTAAAATAATATTGGTAGCTTTTCTACTTAGTACCCAGTTAAATGTGACACTACTTATCATGTCCCCAAGTTCATACACAAAAGTTGAAAGGTTTGCTCTAAATGAATTTATCTTTATCGGAGTGTATTTTAAATCCTCAAACATTTGATTTATTTTACTAGCACTCCATGTTGTGGTAAGTCCTGTGGAGTTATCATCTATTTCTGTACCCCCACCCCCTCCTGCACCATTTGCATTTATCAGTTTAGGTGGAAGGTCTTTACCTTGACCTATATATAATTCATTTGTATCTGTACAGTATAGGGGTTCACCTTCTAATCCATAAGGTAAATCATTCTTCTTACCTCTTTTAAATTGTACAGTTGAATCTACTGCCATTTTGTATCACCTCCTTATTGTTTAATTAAACTTGGTTTAATTGAATACCTACTTGTATTTGTTAAACTCTTTGACACGAAGAAATATACATACACCTGTATTGTAGATGTTATAGTAAAGGTGTCACCTATACCTCTGTCCCATACATGGTCTGCCCCACTTGTATTAGGTATATTTGTTCCGTCAGCTTTTTTAACACTCAATCCCCACAACAGTGATGTTCCTGTTGATTTAACTTGTGGATGTGTTGGTGTACCACTTAATTTATAAGTTCCTGGGGTTAATGTAATAGGGCGTTCCTTACCATATAAATAAAATGTCGTATGGTCTATACGTGCCGAAGTGTCTGTTACTTGAACTGTAAATCCCTCACTGGATTGAGGTTTAAATGTTAGACCATTTTTGGTTTTAGTTGTACTCACGCATAAACTATCAAACGAATGTTGAGGTAATAGGTTTATTCCACTAGGTGTAACATATACTTTAGGTTTATAGTCGGGTCTTACAATTAAAACTATTTCGTCCATATGGTCTGCGAATTTTGGAGCAAATACTGTGTTTGTTACTCTTTCATCACTGTAACCTGTTACTTGATAAAAGAAGGCTGGGTCATTGGCAAATATACCAACATGTGATATTCCCATAAAACGTGATTTTTGGTGGTCATTTGCTGTAGCTTTTGCCCAAAATATCATATCTCCTGCCCTTACATCGGAAGGTAATGATGAAGGGGGATTTCCGGGTTCATATACATGTAATGTACGTCCCATTTGATAATAATACTCTGCTAATTCACCAGCAGTTCTTATACTTTTGTATCCTGTTTTAAAAGAGAATTTAAAATCCTCATGTGTTTGCATATCTAGGTATGGGTCTACTGTGTTTAACTGTGACACCACATTTTTAGTTAACCCTATATCTGCTAGTGTCACATTAGCCTTTCCATAGGCTTTAGCATAGGGACTTTTACTAAATGGAATGTTACGAGCAACTAACCCTCCGAATGTTGAACAATCCATCCAACATCTACCTTCTGAATCTGTTAACAATCCGTCACCAAATACTCCATGTGATTGACTGTATCTAAACGATACTCCACCAATACGTCTTGCTAGGTGATAACTTTTGGCACAGTCAGAAGCTAGGTAACCATATATTTCTTCACCATGATACTTTGGTAAATTTCTCATTCTATCTAGTGTACCTTGTACCCCAAATATACTTATTGGTGTTTCTTCTCCATTTATTCTTCTACCACGTAATATATATTCACTCTTTAGGTTCGGGTCACCTTTTACAATTACGTTTCCTCCCATGTAATTACCTTTTCTTACAGCAATTTGGTCTTGGCTAGAAGGTGTTACAACTGAACCACTAAGAGTTGGTAATTGATAACCTGTCCTTTTAGTGCCTTGGGCAACTACTCCTGTTGGTTGATTTTGCGTTACAGTAAAGTATCCTGTATCTACATCAAAATTAGTTGTGGGTGTAGCAACCTCTGTTCTATTAACTCTACCTGTTATTCTCCCATTATCAACATATGCCATTTTATTTATTTCATTAGCGAACTGTGTAGGTCTTAACTTAATATCATTTCCTGTGACTCTACGTATAGCTATCCCTATACTACTAAATAAATCCCTTAATGTACTCATTAATACTCACCTCCTATTGCATCTGAAATAAGGGTATCCACATATGTTTTTAAGTGTGCTTCAATCTTAGAGGTATCAACTTCTCCACCTCCACCACCTGTATCTATATTATCTATCAATGTTTTCAATGCTCTACCTTGATTAGCAGACAATGGATTTATAGCACTTGTTGATGTTAAAGTATCTAGTACATTAGGGAAATTTATTGCATTACCAAAAGTACCATTGGAGTTTTTAAGCATTAATCTTTCACCTGTTAAATCTAATCCTGTTACTTCTGTTCCTTGTAACGTTTTAAAGTCAATTAAGTCAGTCCATAACGTTTCACCTTTATAACGATACTGTAACACTTTATTTCCACTTACTTGTATTTCAAGTTCTCTAGCATCATTTCCTGTATCGGGTAAACTAGGGTCTAGTATATCTGAACTATCCGTAAATAAACCTCCACTATAAACTGTGTCACGCTCTGTATCTAAATCTCCAAATCCCCCTCCGTCTATTACAACTTTACCTAATAAACCTCTTAACTTATCTAGTAAGTCTTCTTCGTCTTTTAGGTCTGTAATATCTAATGGGTCATTTCCGTCTAACATATGTGTTTCAGCATGACCTTCACCTACTACAGGTTTTATATAATTCTCTGCATAACAGAAAATCTTTTGTCCCTCATGTATTTCAATATTAAATCTAATACATTTACTGTCTACTTCCACATAATCTCCAGGCATTAATAGAAGTCCGTCAATAAATACTAGCATCGTACTTTTACCAAAGGCGTACGCTCTAGGGAAATCTATAACAGTTTGCCCTTCTTTAGCTGTACAATCATAAGTAAATTTAGTGGTGTTATGTCCTTTAGTACTTACTGTCACATTAAAGGTGTCTGCCCCTAAATACCCTAAATCTAGGTATGTCGCATTTTTATCTGAATTATCTGTCACCAAGTCATACATTATTTGTATTCTTCTTGTTGTTTCCTCATTTACACGTTCATCCCACATACTATTAGATACCACTCTACTCTCTTGAGCGTTACCTTTAAACTTTATAATGTCAGTGTATGCTTTTTCTTCTTCCCAAACTTTAAGGTAAGCGTGATGACCTCTTAGTATTTCACATGACAAATGTGTAATGTCTATTAAATAACCTCCTACTACAGCAACTTCATTATCTAATGTAAGGAAGCCGTCTTTATAAGACAGGCTTCCTATATTCATTAAACCATCACCTATGTAATCTTTTACAAATTGTTGTTGTCTGTAGTAAGAAATGTCCTGTAGTTCATTAAGTTCTGTTTCAAGTACATAACTTCCAGCACCAACTTTTACACTTTTAAAATTGGCATCTGCATTGAAGGATGAACCTAATGCAAATCTATCTGACATATCTTACACCTCCTAGTTATTATTATTAAATGTAAACCTCATACTACGTTCTATTTGTAGATTTTCTGTTTTACTTTGTAGCTTGTGGATTTTGTGGTTTATCATTACACCACTGTTTAATGCACTTGTTGCATCTCCACCTATTATGGCGAACTCTCTCCAATCTCCGTTACACTCACTGGCGTTAAATGTAAGTGTTATTTGTAACACGTTTGTTATATTAGATGTTACATTACCACTTGCATCTAAGAATTTAAAAGCAGATGACGGAATTGCTTTTCTCCCTATTTCATTATTAAGTTGCGTATCAGTAGGTGACGGACTAGGTAAATTGGTATCACTCCAACTTGCTTGACCACTACCCACTGCCCAATAACATAATCCACCTTTACCTGCTAAAGCATATGCTATGGCTTTATTTATGTTATTGACTATGGTATTTTTACTCCACTCTGTTTCTTTTATTAATTCTCCAGTTTTTGCATCATAAACTTTGTCTTTAAATTGCCCCATGGCATGTAAATTATTTTTATCCATTACTATACCTCCTTTTGATAATATTATAGCATACTCATTACACCATAACTATACTAACTAAAGATGCACTCACATATGCTACTTTTCCATGATATTCTACAGCAATCCAGTCTTTACTGTCATCTAAAACTGTAAATCTATAATTAGTACATGCTTTTCCTAACACAGAATAACTTGTTCCAGCACCACTTCGTATGTTACAGCTTTGTTTTGTTACAGCGACTTTTCTTGTAGATGTTACAACATCACCTATTACAACTTTTACACCATTACCTTTACGTCTTCCGAATGTTACACATGCGTTATATGTTTTCAAGCATATATCTATATGGTATGTTCCGTCACTATCTACTACTATTGCTCCACCTCTATCTGTTGCAGTAAATACTTTGTTGTCATACTCTGTTCCTGTACCAAGTATTTTTACTTTACTTCCTAAAGGTACATTCTTAGGAACGGCACATGTTAATTGGTCGGGATAACCAACTAAAGGATTACCTATTGCATCTTGGTAACCTCCTTCTAAAGTGCTTGAATCGGGATAATATGCTGTTATATTTGCTGGGTGTGTTACACCTACGAAAGTACCTGTTGTATCTCCAGCCTGTTCTGTATTACTTGAATCTATAAATGGATTTTTAGTTAAGTATTGAATGTATGGAAGTTTACCATGTTTAGACCATTTTCTAGCATGTAAGTCTGTTGGATGGTTGCTACAATTACTTACAGCTGTTAACATAACACCATTCCATTCGTCGCCATAACTTGAACCTAACCCTATTCTATTCCAACGAGGGGTACATTCGATACATTTTCCATTACCTACATATAATCCAAAATGACCCGACATCCATAATGCTTCACCTATCGCCATATTATCCCAGCCTGTACTTGACTTACCTGTACAATAACTGAATAATCCGTCTGCTGATGCATCGGGTACACCATTACTTGCATATTTTGCACCTCCATAAGATTTACTAGCGTCACCATTCCAACCCCATAAAATAGATTTATAAAGGTTGACACAGTCAAATCCCCAGTATCTCTTACTACTATTAATGTATTGTGTATATTGTGCCTTTCTTGCAGAAGTATAGAAGCTAGGATATTGTTTTGCCTTAGCGTTTACTACACTTTGCGTTACAATTTGTCCTATACCACCATATAGATAACATGTGTTATAGTGTCTTAATACTTCATATGCTTTTGCCATTAATTGATAGTTATTAGTTACTTTTCCCGTAAATCTATCGGGTACATATAGAGGGTCTTTAGTGTCGGGAGGTATAGGAGGTAGTTCACTTCCTCCTTCACTTGTTATTTGTACATATTTATTTGACACATAGCCATAACCATTATTGTATTTTATTTTGTACCAACCTGTTGTGCTGTCTTGCCCTACTATTTGTACTTGTGTACCCGTTGTTAATGTGCCAAGAATGTCATAATCTGTACTTGCCCCACTTCTAACATTAACATTACCTGTTGTTACACCTATTTTATCTAAAGATGTGTCACCTTTACCATCATCTTTATTATTTTCTGTGTCTAATATTATATCTTTTACATTACCCCACAAAATATCATAACCAGCTTGGTTTAAATGACATCCGTCACTAGAATATTGGCTATCTAGTATATTATTAGTTAACAAACCTTTACTTGCATCAATATGGTGTATAGTTAAATTTGTGCAGACATTATCTAGTGCCTCGTTAAAATCATCAATCATTTTATTCATTGTAGTATAGTCATACCCGTCATTAAATTTTGCACCCATGTGATATTCCTGTATGACATACACAGGTGTTGTTGGAAATTCCTCACGTAATGCTGTTAACATATTTGCCATGTAATATTGACCACTTGTTTCGGGATTATTTACCCCTAATAAAATTATAAAACATTTCGCATCCTTTGGATATTGCACTATTCTATTTACGCCAGTTTTTGAATTATAGAAGTAATTAGCTGAACACCCTATTTTAGCATCTACTGTCATATCTTTAAAATATCTGTCACCATAACCTTGCATAGCTACAAAACGTGAATCACCCATAACAACTGCTCCTGTTAAATCTGTCAATTTTTCTACACCAGGGTCTGGCGTTGGTGGTGTAGGTTCGGGGTCTACTGGTGAAGGTGTAGGCGTTGGTGTAGGTGTAGGTGTTGGCGTAGGTTCGGGGTCGGGGTCTATTGGTGGGGGTGTCGGTGGTGTTGGAGGGGTTGGGGTAGTACCTCCCGAACCCGAATTAGATAAATCTGTCACCTTGTCTGTACAATCTCCCTCACTTATAGTACTGTATACAGTGTAACGTTCTTGTTCCGTTATACACCCAAAATCTAGGTCTGTTATATGCAATTTTACGTCCTCTATTTCGGGAAGGTAGTATAATCGGTCATAATGCTCATATTGCACATTACCATATGTTCTGTCTGTTACAACTTCTGTATCTCTAAATCCACTTTCCACTACTGTTACATTTATTTCTTCGTTATAATCTTCCTCGTCAATTAAATGCTGATTTAATACGAACACCACAGTTATATAACTTGGTACTAAGTCTTTTAAATACCTTCTAATTAATTCTTCTGATATTGTCGCTTCCACTTCTAGTGTATGTATTTCAACATACACTATAAACCTGCTTGTTAATTCACTACCAGCATATCTGTAATGTATTGTTTGAGTTTCAGCATAAGTTAAAGACTGTTTCGCCCCTAAAGGTAGCTCTACTTCATCTACCCATGTTTTAAATGCATATTCATTACCTTCTGTTATGTCAACGTCATAACCTGTCAATTCCCTTGCAACAAATTCTATTACGTCACGTGTTCCTTTACGTTTAAGTATTGGAACAATATTAGCTAGTAATTTCCTTTGAAAGTCTTCTGATATATCGTCATATATTTTGATACCAAACATTTTTGCGTAATAAGGTAAAAACTTACTAGGCATTTTCTCCACATCTAATAAGTCTTTTATATCATCTGTTTCCTCAAATACAACATTTAGATATTCGCCTAAACATTTTAAATAACGCTCTAAAGTGTACTCTGTTTCAATATCCCTGTAACGATAATAAGCTGGAAGTTGTTTGTATAAATAATTACCAAAATCCATTATACAACCCCTCCATTCATTGTTGTATTAATAGTTTGTAACGCTGTTACAATTCCAGGTTCTGTTGGGATTATCTTGGCTTTATTGTCATCTAAATAACCTGTTACATCTAAAACGCCTTCAATATCTAATACATCTGATAAGATACGTGACAAATACATCGGTTCTCCAATTTTTCTAGTATCTAAATTATAATTAGCAAATAAGGTATCTGTTATTACACTTCTTGCTATAGTTTTTGAAGTTGTGTCCTCTAGTGTAATGTCTAAATTCAATGTTACATATTGTATCTTTGCCCATTTTATTGAAACTGTTACACCTAATGCTTTTTTGCTTAGGTAAACTTCCTCCAAAGATTTACGTAATTGTTTCAATGTGTCATCATTCATGTCCTCATAATTTTTAGGTAACACATATACTGTTATATCCAATGGTCTAGATTTTTCGCTATAAGAATAGGCATCTAAAACATACTCTTGCCCTTTTAAGATGTCTGCATAGTCTTCTGTTGTAATGCAACTCCATTGTGTTTTAAAGGAAGACGAAGCATTTAATTTTATTTCCTCTAATGTTTCTCTATCTACCCCTAATAAATAAGGTTCGGCTGGATTAAATGTACTCTTTACATAAGCCAAATTTTCATCAGTTTTATTTATAACTCTAGGTGCTACATTACCTACAGTTCCTCCCCCTATTCTATAGGTTACAGTTAATCCGTCAACATGTACTGCTGGTATTTTACCACTACGTCCATTACCAAAGTGTACTGTTGCTACATTATTTTCATCTAATGTAACAGTGTAATGTTTATCTAAAGGAGATGAATTTATAAAGTTAGACACTCTAGTCCATTCTTCTGTCATGCCATTTTCACTTATAGCACTAACTATTACACTATCTTTTATTACACCACTTCTTGGAACAGTAAACGTTTGATTAGCTGTTCCGTTAGATGACCCTAATACATCATTTTCTACTGTATATCCTTGTGTGCATGACACTTTATATAAGTATTCTCCTTTTTCATTTTTTTCTAATCCTGTACAGTTTGCTGGTATAACAAGGTCAGTATCTAATTCAAAGTATAAAGAGGACTCTCCATACTCACCTTTAGTACGTAACAATGTTCCAGCTGGAATAATAGTGTCATCTTCTGTCGGAAATATTTCAAATACTTGGTACACTTTGGAAGGTGTATTCTCTTGTATTTCATAACCTAATATTCCCTGTGCTATCATCATTACACTACTACGTTCCCTTGCTGTAGCTAAAAATACTTCATTCGCCACTTTATCATTGTAATATGATAAAATATCTAACCCATGTGCTAATAAATCAATTAACACTATACCAGCATCACTGTCAGATGTGTCTGTATATTCGGGTATTAACTGCTGTAATCTTTGAATCATATCTTGTCTAAATCCAGCATAATCTCGGTTTGTATAATCAACATTATCCCTTACTTTCAAAGTCAGCACCTCCTAAATTAATTAATGTGCATAATAATCCTAAATTCGGGAAATCTACTAATGTATACTTAATCTCCACTTGTATCACACTTTTCTCCTGTAATATTGTAATGTTTTGTTCATCCACGTTTATACGTGGTTCATGCTTACGTAACGCATCCATTATTTGGTAACGTAACAAAGAGTATAAAGAGGAATCTTGAGCCTTAAATATATCAGTATCTAGTTCTGAACCAAATTCATAGTTCATTACTCTTTCACCTAAACACGTACACAATATTTGCTCAATACTTTCCTCTATATGCTCTACATCTTGTAAGTTGGCTTCGCTCATTACAACACCACCTTTATTCCCTATTCTAAAAGGAAAACTTATTCCTCGTACATCTTTATCCATTTGTCTTGTTCACCCCACGTTCCTACATAGATTGGTGTACTGCTTATGTCATCTTTCTCAAATTCAATCCATACCATTTGTCCCACTTGGGGAACATGGTATTCAAACCCTAAAGGAATACAAGGGTAACACCATGCACTCTCACTATTCCCATAAATTAAAGGGCAGTACACTTTTATACGCCCCATTTTCATAGGGTCTTTATTATTTATTACTTTACCTCTGTATTTCATTGTGTTACACCTCCTATGGTAATATTAGCACAATTCCTATTTTTAAAATGTTCTTACTTTTTATTTTCGACTTATTTGCCTTATATATTTTATTGGCATACTTACTACTTCCGTAATATTTCTTTGAAATGCTGTATAACGTATCTCCTTTCTTAACCTTATGTGTTTTATTTTTCGTTACAGGTTTGACAGCATCACTCTGTACAGTTTTTTTACCTTTTATGGCTATGTCATATGCTTTAATATAATCGCCAAATCCATTACGTTCTACTTTTAATGACTGTTTAAATTCTGTACCCGATAACTCAAAATCTACTTCTGTAACATAGTATAAACCTGTCAGTGCTTCTCCTACCCCTTCTAATCTTATGGTCTGTCTTGCATCTAACTCCATATAAGGCTCAAGAGTGTCTATGTCACCTTCTAATACAGCAACTTCATCTTTTCCGTCACCTACACGTGGCATATTATCACTTCCCTTGCTTATTCTTAGTTTTAGTTGTTGTAACTTCCGTTACACTTTGTGTGGCTAAATCATAATCCTGTTCATATACTGGAACACGTTTAGTCACACTATTTATTGTCGGTTTAAATGATTTTATGGAACATTCTCCTTTTCTATATTCAAGTGTTTTCTTAGGTGTTTCCAGTAAGTTTTTCTTACAGTAATAACCTGTGCCATTAAATACATAACATAACCAGTCATCTGCTTCTTCGTCTGCCAATTTCTTTAGGAATGACATATCTGTTTCATTACTTTGTGACACTTCCGAACTACTGGAATTACTGTCACTTGTTGAAGGTTTATCCTGTGATTCATCTATTACAGTTTTTAAACCATAGCTTTGGAATATCTCTCTAGCTATTACATGACGTTTTTTGTTACCCCAGTTTTTAGATTTTTTCTTCCTATCTAATCTGTAACTTTCATCTGAACATGTAATAGTCATTGTAGGAACATCATTTGACATTTCCACACTTACTTGAGCAACATATCCTACAAAATTTACTATTTCATTATTACTCTCTTTTTTAAAAGAAAAATTAACTGGTACATTTTGCTTAAACAATTCTACATCACCTATAAAAGTCATTTCGGGGTCATTTATGTTTAACTCTAAAGAGGAAGCTCCTGTACTCATTTTTTTCATTTTTATACTGGATATAAATTCCTTCATTTCTGTAGTGAATTGTTTACCATTTAAATTTACATTGAAAGATACCATTTATTACACCTCATTTCTCAAAGGGATTAATAATAAATCGCCTGGTTTTATATCTAAAGGTGTTTTATATTTAGGGTTACTCTCCATTATTCTCCACCATAAAGTTTCGTCACCATAACATTTATATGCTATATTCATTAAAGTGTCCCCTTCTATTACAATGTAACGATAGTGTTCTTCATCTGTCACCAATTCTCTACGAGTTAATATCTGTGTGTTATCCCTAATAGTTGTAGGTGTTTCTTCGTAACGTGAGCCTTTAAAAATCATTTATCTCTCACCTCCACAATACTAATGTCACAGGTAGCTTCCGTACATTTCAAATTGTTATCAAATAGGGTTTTATTCACTTTTAAAGAGTTTATGTAACCCTTACATACAGAAGTTCCAAATACACAAATAACCATAGAGGGTTCACTGTATTTTGTTTTAGGTGTTACTAAACCTTCTAAATATGATATAAAGTCTTCTGTGTCTTTACCTCTAAGGTATAAGGAATAAGGTCTTGTTATAACACTACCCTTTCCATACTCAACTTTAGGGTAAGATAATCCTGGAGAAATCATAGTGTTATACTCTTTGCCTATGTCATATTCTACGCTGTTAGGGTTAAACATGAACTTCCTTATTTCATTTGTGTCACAATTTTTTAAGTAACCTTTTACTTTTGCTCCAGCACCCATTTTATCACCTCCATTTAATATAATTATAGCCTATGCAATAAAATAAATAAATCTCTATTACATAGGCTAATTACCTTAATATACAAATAAATCTCTTTTATTCTTAACCTTTTGTAGCATATCAAATATTCTTTCAGCATCTTCCATTGTGAAAGATTTTCCGTCTTGTACTTGAATATTGAAATTTATTGTATCATTTGAAGTCCTGTTATTATTATTTGTATTATTTGTATTCGCATTATTTGTTGTAGCCATTACAGGTGTTGCAATTTTTCCTATACGTTCTCTCATGTCAAAATCTTGAGCGTTAGGTAAAGCATGTTCTATCGCTCTTTCAGTTTTAGGTTTTTCTTGTGTAACCCCTATATTATAACCTTCCATTGTATTTATACCTATAGATTTAAATACTCTTGAAGGTGATTTTATACCTAGTAAAGATTTAGCTTTGTTTATTGCACCTTTTACTGCTCCTGTTACAGATTGAATTAATGCTGATGCTTTAGATTTTACACCATTTACTAAACCTTGTATCATGTTTCTACCTATACTTAGGAATTGAGAACCTAGACTTTTAACTCTGCTTATCATGGTTTTTACTGCATTAACTACGTTGTCTTTGGCTCTTATTGCACCTGCTCTTAAACTAGATGCAAAGGAAGATATTTTAGCTTTAGCACTACTTACCATACTTGATAACTTACTACCTACACTGCTCACTAAACTAGATATTTTAGATGTAAAGCTACTTACCATTCCACTTATTTTAGATGCTATACCACTTACTAAGCTACTTATTGCTGACATAATACGTGTTTTCATACGAGTGAAGTAACCTACTATTTGATTGATTGCACCTAATAAGAAATTACCAGCGTCACAAATACCTTGTTTTAAACCTTCTATTACATATCTACCTAATTCTGCCATTACAGTAGAAGGTGAATGTATACCTAAAAGGCTCTTAAAGCCGTCTATGATAGTTTGACCTATTTGGCATATTGCATCCCAAACACCTGAAGCTAATCCTGTAATTCCGTCTATTAACCCTTGTACTACATTAGCACCTAAACTTAGCCAGTCTATACTTGTAAAGTAACTCACTAAAGAATTAAACACGCTAGATGTAACATTCCACATTGTAGATAGTACAGATGTTACAATACTGCATATAGTATTCCATGCTCCACCAAAATCACCAGTTAATATTTGTCCTACAGCTTTAATTATACCACCTATTATAGTAAATACATTTTGTATAGTACCTCCTATAATACTACATGCTATACTTACAACTGTCTGTACTGTTTGGAAGGCAAAAGACATAACCTGTTGTATTGTAGAAGCGTGTTGAGAAATAAAGGAAGCTATTCCAGCAAAGGCATCTATTACAACTAAGAATATAGTGCCTATTACAGGTAATATGACATTACTTATGAACGCCCATGCTCCCGAAATTATGTTACATATACCTTCCCACACTGTACTTGCACTTTGCATTATTTCTTGACCATGTTGTTCCCAAAAGTCTGTTATAGCTCCAACTATAGTTAATACAACATCCATTATACCTTGTACAGCTTGGCTTACTGCTGGTAATAATGTTTCATATGCCCATTTTACTTTATTGTTGATTGTGTCACCATGTTCACTCCAAAAGTCTGTCACATGTTGCACTAAATCTTTTAATACAGTCAATGCACCATTTACTATACCACCTATTATAACTCCTAAACCTTGATATATTGATGAAACAAAATTTTGTATAGTTTCTCCATGTTCTTTCCAAAAATCTGTTAAACTTTGAATTATTGGCGTTACAATGGCATTTAATAAATCGGCTAAGAATTGATAAGCGACCATTAAACCATTTTGTATTTCATCTGCATGTGCTTTCATGTATTTAGCCACTTCTTGTAATAAACTTGCTAGAGGTTTTAAAACTGCATTTAATATATTTATTGCTCCTGTTAGTCCACCTACTATTAAATTCGTTACTGTTTCAACTGCACTGCCCGATTCTTTAAATCCTCCTGTTACGTCACCAAAGAATACGGAAAGCACAGAACCTATTGCACTAAATATTGTTCCGAATATAGTACCTAGTGACTGCATGATAGATTTCAAGTTCTCTATGACAGGCTTCAATTTGCCGTCCATAGCTTCACGAACACCATTTATTACTTGTGTAACAAAACTACTTATGGCTTTCCATATTTTCATAACACCATTACGGAAGTTTTCATTTGTTTTCCATAATGCCATTATACCTGCAATTAAAACTGCTATTGCAATTATCCAAGGACTAAAGCCTAATCTAGTTCCAAGAGTTCTCCATAACCCTGCTATTGAACTTCCTAATGCTCTAATACTTGAAATAGGGTGTAAGAACATTGTTCCTAACCACCTTACACTACTACCTAACATACGTACTGATGCACGAACACCACGTAATGCTAAATTGGCTGTATCACGAAATAGTCCTACAACACTTCCTGTTTGTCTAAAGTTCGTTCCTATTTGTCTGATACTAGAACCTAAACGTCTTGCTCCAGCTATAGGTCTACGTACAGCACCTAAAGCTCTTGCACCAAACCATGTTGCTCTAGTTGTAACAGCTGTAAATGCTCGAGAACCTAAATTTCGTATACCATTGAACATATCAAAAGCTAAAAGTTGTACTCCAGCTATTGGATGACGTAATATTGTAAATGCTGTACCTATTCTACTTGCTACAGCTCTCCCTATTCCTCCTAATCTTTGAAATGCTCTACCTACAAAACCTAGTCTACCTGTTAGAGGGGAGAAAACCATACTTCCTAGTGTCTTAAAAGTTTTAAGCGTATTAAAAGCTGTCATAGCTGTAAGTAATCCTATACCAAAACTATCAAAAAATGCTGTTATGGTAGGGTGAGCTTTTTTAAATTCATTAACAAACTCTTTAACAGATTTTATTGCTTTATTAACAGAATCTCTAAACCACTCACAGTTATGATACAGGGTTAAGAATATACCAACAACTGCTGTAACAGTGGTTGCAATACCTACAAAGAAACCTATTGCTTCGGCTAATCCCATTACACTACCACCCGCTTGTGTAATATTGGCTACTATGGAAGTCCATATGAATCCTCCAGCAGTCTTAATTGCTAAAAATGCCCCTACTACTAAGGTTGCAATAGGTACTATTAAAGCTAATGCTGTCACTATACGTGTAATGATAGGATGTGCCTTTTCAAAAGCTGTAACACTTTCCAGTACTTTATTTGCTAAATCCATTATTTTAACCATAACTTCTGCCACAACTTTTATCAAAGGTTTAAGTGCTTTTAACGCTGTTCCTTTTAATCTATCAAAAGACTTACTAACAGCTGGTACTTGTTTGTACGCCAATGCTCCTAGTGCTGTGTAATATGCACCTACCCCTAAAGCTAGTGTTGGGAATAATGTAACAAACCCGTCGGCAAAACTTTGCATACTCATCATGTAATCAGCTACTTCTTTACCACTAAATCCTTGATTGAATAATCTAGCTTGAATTACCATAGGGTCAAACGCTTTACTTGCTTGTTGTATTGCTCCAGCTACACCTGTAAAACTACTTGTCATAGCACTTATTACAGGATTCGTTCTTTGTAACACTTGTGTAAATTTCATCGCACTTGTTTTTGTTTCAAGTAATGTACGTGCCTGTGCTTGTATTCTTCCTCTGTTACGTTCTAAAGCTATACCACGCATATTTTCTATGGCATTAGTAGCTATACCAGCTTGTTGCATCATAGAATAATATTGACTTGTTGTTCTAAATCCACGTTGGTTTATTCTCTCTATACGTCTACTTTCCTGTGCCATATTACGTACTGCTGTTTGATAACTTAAAGCATCTATTTCACCACGTTGATACATTCCATGTAACCTAGCTTGTGTGTCGTTTATTGTATTTCTGTAACGTTCTAGTGCTTGTGTTGTCTGTTCTTGTGTTATAGCATGTGTTCCTTCTGCATTAAAACCTAGTAACGCTCTTTGTGCTGTTTGTGTTTCTCTTGCTATTCCTTGCATCATACTTGCAACACGTCTACCACTACTTGTCATACCTGCAAATTGTCCCCAAGGTCTAATACTACTTTCTAGTGAACGTGCCATGTCATTGGCACTTCCTGTCATACGCATTAATTCTCGGTTAAATTGGTTGGAGTGGTATCTATGTCTACGTCCGTATTGGTCATAATAGTAAGTATATTGTCGCATACTACTTGCCATTTCAGTAAGTGTCATGGAAGGGTTAGAGGAAGATAAACCAGTGTTGGCTCTTTCAAGGTCTGTAACAGCATTTATTGTTTCTCTAGTTTGACGCTCCAATTCTTCTAAATTGCTTGAAGCATTCTGAACACCTCTTGATGCTCTATCTTGAAGGGTTAGGAGAATACCTAACCCGAATAATTCACCCATATGTTACACCTCGCTATCTAATAATTATTATTTAACTTTTCCATAGCTTCTTGCTCGGCTTGGTCATGCTGGGTTAATATATCAATGTACTCCCTACGGGATTGTGTTGTCATATCGTATATTGTATTCTTATCCCAATGGTAACGCATAGAAATATAGTGTGTATCCATTTTAAGGACTTCGTAATAGTTTTCTGCGATAAGTTTAGCATCATTCCCGTAAAAATCATCTATAAAAAATCTGCATTATTAAGTGTAACAGTAAATTGTTCACCACATTCGGGACACTCAATATCAAATTCTCCTATGTCATATCCACATCTGTGTTCGACTAAAAGTTTTAATAAATAGTCCCTATCTTTCATAGATAAATCCTTTATTACGCTGTCATGTATTTTTACATCTCCTAATGTTTTTATACATCTAGCTAATAAAAGTGTATTTGCTAACCCAAAATTATTTCTTGCTGAAATATCTAATATTTCTCTGTCTAAACCTACTGGTCTTCTCATTGTTCCTATAGTATGTTTATTACCTTCTTTGTCATAGTAACCTTTAGGTAATTCAAACTCTATTTCTTCCATTCCGTCATATGGAATTATGTCAAATTCGTCTATTTCAAACTCCGTTTTTATTTTCTTTTTACAACTTGGATTAGGACATTTATTTGTGACAGTTAAAGTGTCCCCTATTGATAATGCTCTAATTTTCATAAAAGCGTAATCTTGGTCATTGATATACATACCTTGTATAATTTCTTTCCATTTATTTGGTTTTACACTATCTTTAGTTATACCACCAATTCTTATGATACATCTCTCTAAAATTGTACGTAATGCCACACTTCCGTTATCTTTTACTTTTGGTTTGGCTAACGCTTCTTCGTCATGCCCTGTCATTTCTCTGTACTCAAATTCAGTGTGTGTTACACCATTTTCATCTTTAATACCTATTAATAAATTGTCTACTTCTGTATACATTTTATTTCCTCCTTATTTACTATTTTACCTACATTATAACAAAAACGCCTAAGTATATAAAATACCTAGGCGTTTTAGGAATAAATGAGAATATTTATATTTACAGTATGGTTTTATTTTAACGTAACCCTCTGTAAGCTGTCAAGTGACCTAAAATACCCTTACACCTAGTCTAAGAAATATTCGTATTGAATCGTAATAGTTTCCACTAATACATCTTCACTTGAAGCATCTAAATCCCCAGCTTCCCATGCTGAACACCAACATTCTGCTAGTTTCCAGTCACGTGCTACGTTTCCTTTTGCATCTAGTAAAGCCACTACTATAGTACATCTATCATCATCTGACGCTAAAGAGTTTCTAAACACTTCTTCTACTTGTTTAGAAGGGAACATACCTTTTTCACAAGTAAGTTCTCCACCTTTTGCTTTACCTTTTAATTTATGTGTATGGTCATATCCACCTTCGTCATATTCTATTACACCCATTTCATCTTTCAATCCACCAATTTTTTTAAATCCACAAGAGGAAGGAAGTCCTGGAATAGATATTCTGAATTTATAACCTCTAAGTGGGTCTTCTGCTGATGTTCTAGCCATAGCATATACTTGATGTTCTTCCAAGTATTGTTTTAGTAATTCTCTAAACATGTTTCATCCCTCCTTACACACTCATGTATTTAACAGTAGTGTAAATAAATTCTGCTGGATATTTCTTAGCCCAGCCTACCTCTGCGTATACTTCGCCTTTTTTAGCACCAGCATTTAATTCCTTGTCACATCTAACTGCAAATGCTTCGTTTGGTGTTTCACCAGCTAAAGCTCCATTAGACCATAACCCTCTTAAAAATGCTGTTATTCTAGCCGTAATTTCAGAGTACATTATGTCATCTGCATTTTTGAATACAAATGTTTCCGTATCGGCTTTTATCCAGTTATCTATATAGTCATCTAAAAGTAAGTCAGAAACATAATCCCTGTCTTGGTCAGAGTTTATTAATCTGTTACCCCATAACACTACACCATAACGTTTTTTAGGTATGATGCAGTTGAAATTAGAAGCATTTAATATACCTTGTTCTCTTTCAGTGTATTCATGGGATACCCCTGTAACATTTGGTAATATAGCTTCAACACCAGCTGGTGCTTGTTGTATACCATATTTAGTTACTAATTTACCAAATATAGATGGTATTGCAACAGTAGGTGGTTGTTCTTCTATCACTCCAGTTATAGGGTTCATTACAGTAATATTAGGAGTACATACCATACCTCTATATCCGTCATATGCAGGTAAGTCTTTTGTCACATCCACATATGCTATAGAAGATATTGGAAGTAATTTTATACCTAATTCTTCTTCTAATTTTTTAGCACTATTTTGAATAAATTTAGGTTCTCCATATACATATTCAGTAGCTATTGTAATAGTGTCCTCTCTCATAAGTTTTTCTAGGTAAGTATCCATATTAGTTTGTTTCTTAGCTTCATCTTCAGTAGGTGCAGTTATACCTGTAACTTCTAAAGTAACTGCTTCTTTAGTTAATCCTGCTAAATCTGTGTCTGTTACATCAGTTCCTGTAACTTGTATAAATTTAGATTGATTAACAGAAGCCACTTTCTTTTCAAGAACCTCTGTAACATCGCTGTATTTAACTGTAATACTATCATCAGTTATTTGTATAGCTAAATCTTTTGCCCATAACCCAGCATATTTAGCTTCAAAAGTAACTTTTTCTCCTACTAATTTTTTAGCCTTTGTTGTATAAGGATTAGCATTATATACAAACATGCTACTACTATTTAGTAAGAACCAAAGATTTATAGCTAAAGCTAATTTAGATGTTTTAGCTTGTTCATCTGTCATGCAGAATTTGTCTTTAAAATCCTTATAGGATTTAACTTCAACTACACTATCTCCAATAGGGCAATCTTCTGACCCTATTGCACCCCATACTAAAGGTGTAACAGTTGTAGCTTTTTGTACTATGTCACGTTCTCTTTTTAAATAAGAACCTGGTCTGACTACTTGTTTGTTATCAGCCATTTCGTACCTCCTTCTTAGTTACTATGACACGTTCGACCTTATTGTATTCTCTTGAAGGTAATTCCACAGGTACATCTATCGTAAACTGTAACACTCTACGATAATATATTTTCCCGTCCAATTTTTCATCAGACGTAACAAACGCTGTTTTTCTCTCCATAAATACAGTTTTCACATTTCCGTCTTTACCTGTTATATTCATAGTTGAAGCATGTGTACCATGAGCATCTAACCATTTCTCTATCATTACATTTATGTCTTGTTGTTTCTTTGCTAAAACGTACAATGTTAACAACATTTGAGTATAATCGGGTTTATCCGTAATGTATTGGTCATCTATGTCATAACTATTATAATCCTTGTATGATGTGTTAGCATTTTGTTCTGTTTTAAATGCCACACAGGGGTAAGTTTCTTTTACCCAATCTACATCGGGGTTATAATGAACTATTTTATAACCCTCATATATTTCTTTAAGCATATTTTTAAATGATGTGTCTATTTCACGTAATCCATAATTCATACGTAACACCTCACTTCTTTAAGGATGTAATAAAAGCATCCTTACATTCTGCTTTTACATTGCCTTTTTCTTTTTCAAATACAGGTCTTACTACAGGACGTGCGACCATACGTGATGTTCCATATTCGTGGTATTTCAGTATTTCTTGGTTACGTTGTCCTGTTGCAGATATAATATATTGGTCTTCACCTTGAGGTGTTACTTCTATACTATCTACCATTTCACCTGTTTCAATTAAAATTGTGTCATCATGTTTTTTGTCTATAGTTGCCTGTGCTAGAGGTTGCCAATTACCCTCTTGCCCTCTTATGTATTGTTGCATAGCTTCTTTTAAATCATTAGCCGAATCTTGAAGTTGTTCTTCCATATCGTCTTTGACTTTACCTTTAGAAATATCATTTAACTTAGCTTGTAACTTAGTCCAATCACCTGTCATTTTACTCATGTGTTACAACTCCTTAATCTTAAATATCTTACCTTTACAGTAAATCTTATATTGTAAGGCATAATCTCCAATTACAGCAGAATACTGAACAGCTAGAATGTCTAATTTATTTCCGTTATACTCTAAAATATCTCTAGTTTCAATACTTGTGACACCTTGCTTATCAAGTGTGTCCTTAACTACATAGACAGTATAGAATTGTTCGTCTTCTTTTAAACCTACTCCAGTTTGTTGTTCTTCTACAGGTGTTGGTTTGTAACGCCCTATACATTTATAAGGTTCAGAATATGACGCTGTACCTTCATCATACAAGTCATCATATTCTCCCCCTTGAAATTTCTGTAATGTAATATTTGAAGTACCCCAATCGGAATATATTTCAAGTACATCTGCCGTTAAAGATTTTACTTCATCATAATGTGCCATTAGTTTCACCTACTTGTATTTGTTTAAAGTTCTTAGTGCCATTAGGAGCAATCATTACAACAGCAACGTAACCTTTTAGAACAGGAATTTTTATTTTATTATCTGTTACGTCCAAACTGTCACGCACTAAAATTGAACCTTTACTTAAAGTGTTGCCCTCATACTCGTCCACAACAGGAAGGGTTGGGTTGTAATAAACCTTGAAACGAGTAATATAAGCATCTTTAAATTTTATCTCTAAATAAGTACATGTTTCATCTTGTTTTTCTACTGTAATACTTGATTTTGCCTTTCTCACAAGGTTGCGTAAATTCGCATTGACATAATCTTTTTGTATTACAGCAGTTTCCACTTTGACAGAAGCAAATCCTAAACTTGGATTACTTCCTAATAATTCTCCGATTTGTTTATTAAGTTGTTGTATCATGGCAAAGTAATGTTCAAACCTAGTTTGTTTACTTACTTTTAATCCGTCAACTGATATTTCGTACATAGGGGCAGAAGCTAAAGCTAATTTCCAATACACGTCACGTAACACTAACATTTGTAAATAGGAAGCCTTAGTAGCATCAAAGTCTTCTAAGTCTACTCCATTACTCTCTGCAATAGTTGTTACAAGATGTGAAATTTCCTCGTCTGTAATGGCTTTACAAATAGGGTCAGAGGAATTTTCCCTACCTAATGCAAAGTATAAACTTTGTAACAATTCTTTCATATGTTACACCTCCTATAAAGGAAGTAGTAATCCAGCATTTTGTAGTTTAGATTTTACATTTTCATCCACTCTATACACTCTTTTAGGTTCAAATGTATACCATTGACCTATAAATACTCTAGTATACTGTTTCACCTTTATTGTATATTTTTTAGTGGGTTTATTATCAATCGGTTTTTCTATTGTAATAGGTTCTTCCGATTCTATTTCATCTTTATCATCTAACACTATTTCGGGTTGTTCTTGTTTAACTTCTTCCATTAAATTCTCAACAACATCTTTGTCAGATTTTTTCTTGAAATTTGCCACGTTATAACACCTCCTAGACACTTGGTGTCTTAGATTCTTCTATTTTTTTATCTACTAACTTCTCTATTAAATCTACTACGTCCATTGGTTTCTGTCTTACATAAAGTAATGCAGTTGCCAATCTCTCTTTTTCTTTTTGTGTCATAGCCATGCATAACACCTCCTATTAAGCAGTTTCTATTACTACACCATGTTTTTCGTGTAATAATCCAGCACCCATTATAGAGTACCAAGCTAAACCTCTTTCACGTCCGTAATCTATTACACCATTATCTCTTAGATTAACAGGTAATGAAATAGCTAATCCAACGTATTTGTCACCAAATAATACAGATTGATATACTGGTACTTTATTTACATCTCCAGTTGTTTCTCCTTTTGAGTCTTTACCTTTTTGTAATGTAACGTCATAAGAAGGGTCATCTTCTGCTGATGCACCATTATTTAATATAGTTGTTTCTATAAATCTAGTGTCATCTATTTTACCTATTTCTCCTAAGAATAATAGATTAGGAGCGCCATAGTTAGATGCATTTATCCATGCTGGGTCATCTCTTAAATCCCTTGATTGATGAGGGTGAACAAAGCATATCCAGTCAGCACCATTATATTTAGGTGCATTATTTGTAGCTAATATTTCTAAGCAGTCTTTAACTGTAGAAACCTTAAATTTACATGTTTCGTCTAAATCTTTTCTAGCTGTTACTTTAGTCCCGTCAGCTTTATCAGCGTAAACAGTTTGTGCATTTTTTAGAGCAACGTCCCTTAACATACAGTCCATAACTATAGCGTAATCTCTACCTAATAAAGTAGTTGCAGATGCCATTACGTCATCAAAGTTACTTCTTATATTTAATTCAGAAACAGTTATAGAGTTACCATATTCAGTTACTCTTATTTCTTTCATGCTAGAACTCATAGCCTTACCTTCCATTCTAACACCTTCTGTTAATTTTCCACCTCTTGCTATGTTGTCATAAGTTAACATAGATATTGTTAAACCTGGTTCAACATTTAATTCAGTTTTCATTGTAGCAAATTGGAAAAATCTCATGTTAGGCATAGCCTTAAATTCTATTTCTTTAGAATAAACTGCTCTTATTGCATGTTCCAATTTATTTGTTCCAGGAACATAATTTGGTTCAGTAGATTGTGTCCCTTGTGACACAACTGTGTTAAGTACACCTTCTGCATGTACTTTAGTTAATAGTCTTGATAATATTCCTCTTTTAGATTTTTGTAACATTTACAATTCCTCCTATTATTTTAATCCTAATTTAACACGATACTCTGCCCATTGTTGTGGTGTCATGTTGTAAATGTCCTGTTCACTTAGAGTAGATTGAACGAACTCACCCATGTTAGGGTTTCCTGCTGGTGGTGTTGGTATTTGTTGTTGTATTGTCACACCACCTTGAGGTTGTTGTTGTGGTTTAGACCCTAACAACTCTAAAAATCTTGCTTTAGATTTTTGTATAGAGTCGTCAACTTCCTCTTTAGTTGTACCTGTTACAAGTTCGGGTATTATTTGTCCCTTAAACTCGTCAGATGACATTTTTTCTACCTTATACAATTCGACTTCGTATTGTGCTTTTACCTCATTTTCTATTTGTTGTCTTAAAGTAGGTTCATCTACTATTGACCCTTTTAAGTTTTCTAACTCCTGTTCCAGTTTTGCTTTTTCTTCTTTTAACTTAGTGACTGTTTTACTTTCGCTCTTGCCGTCTGTTTCTTTTAATTCTTTAAGTTCATCTTTAAGTGCCTTGTTTTCATTTTGTAATTGAGCGTGTTTTAATAACAAGTCATTATGTTGTTCTGTAATAGCTGTTGCCTTGTTTCTTTCTGCTTCAATTTGTCCGTAAAGTTTATCTTTTTCTTCACGTCTTGCTTTTGCAATAAGTTCCTCATAATTTACAACTGGTTGAGTTGGTGATGTTGGTTCTTCTGCCAATACATTTCTTATCAATGCCTTTTTAATTCCTTCTATAAATCTTGCGTTAATACCATATTTGTTTTTCATGTTATATCTTTCCTCCTTGATAATACTTTTATATTTTTAATGTAATTGTAACATAACGTAACACAAAATGCACCATAAAATTGCTTGTAATATGTAATAGCTACATTTTGCCCTCTGTTACGGGTGTTTTCTTATTCTCTCCTGTCATTTCTTTACGTTTTATTTCTTTGGGTGTTTCTCCATTTGTCATGCCACTATTAAGTGTAATTTCTTCTTTTTTAGGTTGACCATAAAATTCGGGATGTTTTTCATAATCTTCTGCCATATTTTCAAGTACTTTTTTACTATCTTTACCTAAACGTTGCATAGCACCTTGTCTTGATTCAATACCCATATTCATTTCTTGTTGTAATTGTTGCATTTCTATTAAAGTGTCCTTTGGTAATGGGTCTTTCCATACAACCTCTGTATTATATAAATCTTTAGTATCTACTGCTGGTTTTTGGAATAAACCATGAAATATTCCCATAAATATAATCATCTTATTTACTCTTTGTAACCCAGCTGTACTATACATACGTTTTACATTAGTTCTCTCCAACAATGGACTGTTCATTATTTGTAATGCAACACCCGAAGTATTACTTATTGCTCCTATGTCACCTAAAGCATTTTCGGGAATACATCCTACTTCATGTATTGCCTTTTTCACATCTGCAATATAAGCTGTACTTGCATTTAAATCCGTATTCATTGTTAAGTTTTCTATACGTGCATCTGTAGGTAATCCTCCCCACATTTTATTTGCCCCACGTTCTAATGTCCCAATGTCTGCTCCATATACAACTGTAATAGGGGCAGAATGATAATCTATTATCTCCGATATGTCAGAGTTCTTTTGATTAAGTTCCACATTTAAAGGGATTATGTCATCTATGTCACTTGCTCCTATTGTTTTATTTGCAATAGGGTAATTTATAAATGGAACAAAAGGTATAAAGCCGTATGGGTTTGCTCCTTTTTCTTGTATTTCACCTCCAAGTGTTACAAGAAATTCGTCATTAGTCCAAACCATTTTATACACCTTAGTTTTCATTTTGTTACGTATGGAAAATAATGTTGGTACTTGTGTTTCCACAGGGTACATTACAGTTAATTTCACCAATTTTTCTTGGTCATGTGGGTCATATTCGGGAAATACAGTTAAAGGCGACATATTTATTAAACGTATACGCCCTTTAGGGTATTCATCAAAAGGGTCATTTAAATCATCGGGTTTTTCATATTTCACTTGTAGCCAACCTATACCTGTTACGGCTTTTGTTTGACCTAAATCAGTTAACAATTCCATTTTCTTGTTATGGGTATCCCATATTTCATTTAAAAAATCTGTCACAGGTGCTGGGGTACTTTCATCATTATCTTCCTCTGTAGGTACTTGGAACGTAACTTCTTTACCAAATTCAAAGGCTACAAACTTATTTACAAACGCCCTACAGTAATTCTTTGTTACTTGGGGTTTATCTTGTAACTCTATATTTTCCCAGTGATAACCTTCATAAAAATTCCATTTTTCAATGTATTCATCTAAAAGTTCCCTATCGGTACTTGTTAAGTGTTCACTTAGTACTGCCTTATAACTATTAAGTTCATCAATACGTAAACCTTTGTTATACTCGTAATTATAGTTCATTACACTACCTCCTATCTTCTTCTACGTGCTGTATACTTATTTATTCTAGTATACAGTCCCTTACTATGGCTACTAAATATTTTATTTTCTTGGTAACCTTGCACTTTTATTTCTTGGCATTTATCATGCGCACCTAAAACTGCTAATGCCCAACTGTCACAATAATCATCATGCGCACCACGTCTATCGGGGTGATGACATACCATAAGTTGACCTCTAAAGTCTTTTTCTAATTCTCCCATTTGTTCTATAAATTTTTGGTATTCTCTTGTTGCCTGTGTTTCTTCGTCACATGGGTAAGTAGAACGCCCACATTTAATACTACTGTCTAGTGTCTTATACATTCTATCTTTAAATTGAGATGAAAATATACAGGCTACAACTTCTATTCCAGGCAAGTTTACTTGTAATCTGTCACACATACCTTCCTCTTTTGTTGCATCAATCATTATTTTTTTAACCCTAAAGTTTTTTAAATAATTTAGTATCTCGTAGTATTGCTTGTCATAATTATCGCCATTTAATTCATACCAGTCCTTTATATGTGTTTTGTACACTGTATATTGGATGCTCTCATTACTTTTCGTTTTTTGTGTTTCAATTATTACAGGATTATCCCAGTCTACCTCAATAACTGTTATGACAGTGCTGTCATCTTTTTTAGCTATATCTATACCTACTATATGCTCTTTAGTTAAATCCTTTTTAACACGTCTTGCATCTTTTAAACCACATAAATTTTCTAATTGTAATACATCAATAAACATACCACGTTCTAGTATCCACTCAAGACCATATGACATTCTAAATTCGTCACTATGTTCTCCAAGTCTGTGTTTTTCTTTTTCCACATACTTACGATATTTTTCGTTGTATTTTTGGCAAATTTTATAATCATATTCAAAGTGGTTACGTATTTTAATTTTACCTTCTTTATATGCTTTTTTATTACGTTCTATAACATCGTAAAAATCACCTTTAAATGTAGTGGCTGTTCCTATCTTAATTATACTTGCATTATAAGATGCTCCCATAGGGTGTATAGATTTTCTAATCTTGAAGGATGAAATATCTTGACATTCCTCACATATAATTAACATATAAGAATCCCCTTCTATATTTGACCTATCTGATGCTGAAACACTTGTAGCAAAACTACCATTTGTTAAGGCAACAGTTTGACCATTTGAAGTACTAAATTCTAATCCAAATTCATTTAATACAGCTTGGGAATTAGTACATGTTAATCTAGTTTTCATCCTATTAAACGTTGTCTGTGCTTGACGTAATGAAGGAGCAAATATTCCTACATATAATCCTTTTCTAAACATGCTCAATCTCTTATCATCTGCGAACATTGGCATATTTGCCAGTGTAGGTAAGATTATCATACAACCTCCAACTGTTGTTGCAACTGTTTCAGATTTACCTGTTTGACGGGAGAATAAAGCTGATATTTCATCCCCGTCATTTGTTAAAAGGGAACGTATTATCCTCTTGGCAAACTGTTCTTGATAAGGATAATAATGAATCTCCGAATACATTTCACAAAATTTATACACCAATTTAACTAAATATGATGTTGTCACTTTATTCCCATTTTCTGCGTAACAAGTTATGACATGTTTTATTTCCTGTAGTTTAACGTGTATACGTAATTTTACATTTAATTTTCTATGTATTCCTCTACGTTGTAACAATGTTTTTCTCCTTTCTACTCTATACCATAAAAAAGGGTATAAAGTGTAATACTCTATACCCTCATTATATCATTTAATTTAGTCTTGTGTTCTCCTTTTGTGATGCCAATGTTTGTAATTCGTCAATATCTAAATCAAACGCCTTATATAATTGTGTTATTCCTTCATCTACATATGCTTTAACTATTGAATACCTCTGTGTACATAGGAAGTTAACATAAAACAATGCTTTTGCTTCACTTGAAAAAGCCTTTAAATATAACTTGGAGTCATCGCCATTAGGAAAATAGGCACATAACCATATTGGCTGTTTACTTATTCTCTTAATTTTCTTCTTCTTTTTCATGTGTTACTCTCCCGTCTTCATTGTACACAAGTATTGTTCCTTCATTAAAATGTATTTTAAACAATTCTTTTCCTTGCATTTTAGGATTTTCTTCTAATACAAAATCTCTTGATAATCTACAGCCTAGTAATCTCTTTAAAACTTGTATTTGTGGCTGTCCTTTGACACTAGGTAATACATCTAAAGGATATATGCCAAAAGCTAAAGGTGAATATTCTAATTTTGTTACCTCTAAAAGGCTAATGTCATAATGAACTTCTTTATCCAATATAGAGATACCCAACTCTTTATTTGTAGGTTCTCCTCTTTGTAATGCAAGTTTCTGTCTTAATGTAAGTGGTCTATCCATGTACAATCCTCCCATTCTTTATCATTTCTCAAACGTAAAAATCTAGGGTGTCTTAAACTTCCTGTTTTCTTCATCTGTTCATTTGCTCCTACTTCCATGACAGTGTTTATTAAAGATATTTGTTTATCTGTTAATTCCTGTCTTATTTCATCTGTCATACCTCCACATTCACCCATTTCTAATATTACTTTGTCATCCTTTAATTTTATAACTAAACGTTCTTCTTTGGGATTTACTTTCTTCCATTTTTCAAATTCGTCATGTGTCATAACAACACCATAACGTACAGTACCTATCCAACCTTGTGCATATGCTTTTGTTACAGGTAATAAACCTTGTGAATGTGCTTCTTCCATTGTCATTTTTTCATGTGTTACACTGTCATCTTCTGCGTCACAAAAGTATTCCCACTCATAATCGGGGTCTAATAATCCTTTACCTTCGTAATATTTTGTAGGTTCAGTAAATCCTATGATTATTACGTCCCATGTATCAAATTTCTTCACTTTAGTAAATTCTCTACCACGTTTCATGTAATATTTTGCATCAAGAGGTTTTATCATTATACCTTCACCTCCGAATAACACAATGTAATCAAAATATTCTAAAGCGTTCAATTCAAACCCGAATAATTTAGGGTCTGTATTAAGCACCTTTTCATATAAATATGGATACATCATAGGATTTTCCTTAACACGCTCTTTATCTTCACGTCCAATTAATACACTTATGTTTCCTGTATTACATTCATGTTCTATTACATTGTATAAACCAGCTTCGTGTAAATCATGAATTGCTGTGTGTAACAGTTCCTTACGTCTGCGTAATGGTAACTGCATTACATTAATTCCTCTGTAATACAAAATGTCGAAGGCGTTATATTGCACAACTTCATACCCATATTCTTCTTTTAAAAGAAGCTGTCTAAATATTGCTTCGTCCCATTTACAATTACATAATGAAGAAATCTCCTTAAAATTAATTGCTGTCAATTCTCCGTCTAATACTGTACCATTTAATTCTTTAGGTAATACGTGGTTTGTTATAACGGGGAAGTTATGGGTATTCTCTGAATACCAGTTTGTTTTCTTAGATATTCTTCTACTAAATAACCTAACGTAACAGCTATCTATTTGTAAATCACATCTTATTCCGTCTAATTTTTCTTCATAACACGCTGTACCTTCTTGTGTCATGTCTGCTAAATCTTGTAACATTTCCTCATTTAGAGGTTCTTTTGCCGACATATTCTCTATAAAACGAATCCTGTCTTGTAATAGGTCTTCTGTATAATCCTTTTCTTTATACGCTTCATAATGATGTGGATATTCCTCATTAATGTAAGCAATTATATCCTTCTTTATTTTATTAGCTTCCCTAACACTGATATTTTCGGCTGAGTGATATATTCTTAGTAATTCATCCATAACTCTAATCCTCCAAATTACTAAATAAGTCTTTTATGTGTTGTGCTGTTGCCTTAGCATTTATATTATTTACTGTATAATCGGGGCATAACTCTTTTAGTAGTTTACCTTCTTTTTCTGCTACCTCTAAACCATAATACTTAGGTAAAAATTCTATACCACGTTTTATTAATACTGAAACAACATTACACATTCCATAACTTTGCCACCATTGGAAAGTATTCATGTAACGCCAATCGGGTATGATTAAAACTTCTGTGTCATGTTCCACTTTTTGCATTGATTTTTTCTCAAAATAATAGTAATTTGCCTCTGTATAAATTAAATCTGTTAACCCCATTATCAGTTGTTTACCTAAGTCATTTTTATAATTGTCTATTCCAAAATACTTTTTCATCATTTCTTTGGCTGGGTCAGCATTATGCACTATTTGTACCTTTTTACCTTCCTTTGCATATAAAGTAAATAATTCTTTTGCTATGGTATCTTTACCACAACCACTAACACCTGTTAACAAAATTACTAACATTTCTATTCCCCCTTTATAAAAATAAGGGTAACACTCTTACATGTTACCCTGTTGTTGACTTTATAGTGACCAATACTTAGTGTGTTCTTCTACTTCCAAGTTTTTTAAACTTTTGTAATCATTTTATAGTTAAATAGTAGCATGTTACTCGATAAGTGGCAAGTAAGTTTAATTTCCTGTAGAGCCATGACCACCTTGTCTTGAAGCATTTTTAACTACACCATTTTCTGCTGGAACAGTAGCAATAAACATACCTTGTGCAATCTTTGTTCCTTTAGGAATACACACGTCAAAAGGTGCTAAATTTAATACCTGTACAAATATTTCGCCCTCATTTGTTGGGTTGTCTGCATAATCACTATCTACAACACCTTCACTGTTAGCTACCAATAACATATATTTTAAAGGGTAAGAACTTCTACTCTTTACAGCAAAATATTCGTTAGGTTCACAATATATTTTTACTCCTGTAGGTACTAAAGTGGGTCTTATTCTTTGACCATATGAATTTTCCATTTGTACTAATAATTTTTCTAAGTCCACTAATTGTGGTGTTTCACTTGTTACACCCCCAGTTAAATGTGCTTCTTTTAAAAAGTGTTTCAATGTGGAAGGTACTATTATATCCTCTGCACATTTTAGGTCATAACCAACACTACCTATTGTAGATTTACATGGCATTAGTAAGTCTGCATCCTCTTTACATCTTGTTACAATATCAAATTTTGGCATTAATTCCACTCTCCTAACATGAATAATTTAAAAAATGGTAGTTCTTTTAAGAATGGTACAAAGTCAA